TCATGCACAGTGTTTCAAACAGTTGTGCCATAAGAGTGGCAGTTTTTCTAAGAAAGAATTAAGCATCTCATCCAGTTCTTTTTCCATGAAAAGCATTCGTTCCTTTATCCTGTCAATGAATTTTTTCAAAATCAATAGCAACGCGTCCATATAACGTAAATCTTGCAGCTCATCATACGAGGCAAAAAACAGATCACCAATGCTGCGTTTATCTGCATTTCGGCGCTGCTCCAGCGACAACATCGTGTAACGAGCAAAGACAATGGAGACATGAGCCGTCATGGCATCATCAATCATCCGTTTAAATCCTTTCCGGTGTTTGGTATTCGTAGCTGAAATGCCTTCATCCGTATACATCCCGACAAATTCCCAATTATTTCTGCTCTGGATATAACGCGTATAATAATCCACCTGTGCTTCATAGCTGGTAAGCTGTTCATCATGATCTGTTGAAACCCTTGCATAACCTGCAACTTTCCGTTTCCACTGCCGGTTCAGCGGCTTCTCGGTATAGTTTTGAATCGAGGCCGGTATGACATGTACCTTTCTCATTGAATAATCGCTCCTTTACTGCGTCCATCAAAGAATCGGAACAGCAGACTGCCGTCTTCCTGAATTTCAATTTGTTTCACTTTCTGCCGAAATACTGCTTCATCAAATTCAGAACAGTGCAGTATATCGGCAGCCATGCTTTTTAATGAGTCTTCTTTTATCCCGCCGATATGGATACACCTGCGTTTTCTCTGGCATCGCCAATAGGCTGTTTTTCCCTTTTTACGCCGTTCCAGGCACCGGGTAAAGGTTGCTTTACAAGTGGGACAGAAGATGCGTTCTGAAAAAGCTGTATATCGTTTGGAATTGCCGCTCTGATGGTATTGCTTCATCCATTGCCGCTGTTTCCCTTTCAGTTCATCCATCCAGCATTCTTTCAGAGCCGTCTAGTCCCATTGCCGTTCTACGATACTTCCATCGCTGAGATAGAATACCAGTTTCTTATAAGAAGGAACAACAATCTTCTTTACTCGCCGAACAAACAATTCTTCATCAAATTCATCTGTACTCAGAACGGCTGCGCATGCTTTTTTCAAAGCGGACTGTGGAACGGAGCCATAGGCGCCGCAGTTTGTCCCCTTGCCCTTATGCGAATCACAGGTCCAGTATTCACGTATCCTTCCCTTATATTTCCGAACAACATGAACATAGCTTTTCCCGCAGATGCCACATTTGATGATCCCCGTAAAGCAAGAGGTGTTCAAAAAATCCCTGGCATATCCGCCCCGCTGCATTCCCATTTCCTTGCGACTCTTTAATTCCTGCTGAACCCGTTCAAACATATCAGAAGAAATTATGGCTTCATGATGCCGTTCCACTACATACTTATTCTTTTCTCCATGATTAACAGCCTGGCGTTTGGTAATAGGGTCCGTCACAAAGGTTTTCTGAATCTCAAGAACACCCGTATAAATCCGATTCGTAAGAATCTGCCTGATACTGGCGTCTTTGAAATAGTTCCCATACATGGTGCGAATCCCCCGCTGCTTTAATTCCCGTAATATATCTTTTCTGGTTCTGCCCTGCAGATAGGCATCAAAAATTTCTCTGACAATCGCGGCTTCTTCTGGTTTGATGACCAAATTATCTTTCTCCCAGCAATAGCCGTAAACGAAGAACTTTGCATGAGGAATCCCCTGTTCAAACTTTTTACGAAACCGCCACTTGATATTATCACTGAGGGAACGGCTTTCCTCCTGGGCAAAAGAAGCAAGAATAGTCAGCATCAACTCCCCATCCCCGCTCATGGTATGAATGTTTTCTTTCTCAAACCAGACTTCAATACCCAGTTCTTTCAGGCGTCGCACTGTCTGGAGAAGGTCGACCGTATTCCGGGCAAACCGCTGGATAGATTTTGTGAGGATGATATCGATTTTACCCGCTTCCGCATCTTCCAGCATCCGCTGGAAATCCTGCCGCTTCTTGATGCTAGTCCCGGAGATGCCGTAGTCCGCATAGACGCCGGCGTATTCCCAGTCCGGGTTCTTCTGGATCAGGCTGCTGTAATAACTGACCTGCGCCGAAAGGGAATGCTGCATCCGCTCCGATTCCATGAAGACGCGGGCATAAGCTGCGACTTTCTTACGCTTCTTGATTATTGGTATGCTTTGTTCGATTTTACGGATAGTCCGCATAAAATCAGCTCCTTTCGACACTATATATCACTCGTATTATTAAGTAAGTCAAGCAGATAAGCTTGATCACATGCCCTGAAAGGAGCATACGGTATACTGTTCTAAGATGCTGTGGACTGGTGATATTTATCACTACCGCTCAGACGGTTTTTCAGAGTTTCCAGCCACAGTCTCTTTGTCTGATTGTTAATCAGTTAGATACCGCACGACGGTTTATGTAGAACGAGTTTACAAGAGCAAAGAGCTCTGTGGATTAGAACAGTATCAAAAATAATACGAGGAGGTACCATTATGATCCTAGTAGGTATCGATGTGGCAAAAGATAAGCACGATTGCTGCATCACAAACACCGATGGAGAGATGCTTTTCGACATCTTTACCATCACCAACAACAGTGAGAGCTTTGATATCCTGTACGAGAGAATCCGCTCTGTTGCACCAGATCTATCCAAAGTAAAAGTAGGGCTGGAGGCAACCGGACATTACAACTACAACATTCTCTCATATCTGCTTGACAAGCATCTCACCGCTTATGTCATTAACCCGCTTCACACGAATTTTTATCGCAAAGGATTAAGCCTTCGGAAAACAAAGACGGATCGGATTGATTCGAGAACTATTGCACTTATGCTTCTGACCGATTTGAGCCTGAAACCCTACTCGGTTTCATCATATCACAGAGAAAACCTGAAATCTCTGACAAGGTATAGATTTTCCAGAGTTCAGGAACGTTCAAGGCAGAAATCTTCCATTTCAAGGCTTGTTACAATCCTCTTTCCCGAATTATCACAGCTTGTTCCTTGCATCCATATATCCTCAATCTATACCATGCTGGAGGAATTACCGGGTGCTTCGTACGTGGCATCTGTTCATCTCACCAGGCTGACAAACATACTTTCAAAAGCTTCCAAAGGGCGATTCGGCAGAGAAATGGCAATCACTTTTCGTGAGGCTGCTCGAACATCCATCGGTGCCAAAATCCCGGCAAAATCGCTGGAACTGCGTCATACCATCGCTGATGTACGGGCTATCGAAAGTGAAATAAGAGAGGTGGAAACCGAAATACAAAAGCTAATGGATGAGGAAACTACCACTATTACATCCGTACCCGGGATCGGAACTCAAATGGGAGCAATCATTCTTGCGGAGATTGGTGACTTTTCAAGGTTTGACTCTCCTGATAAAATACTTGCTTTCGCCGGGATGTCACCATCTACATATCAATCCGGAAAGATGATCAGCAGCTATGCTCACATGGAAAAACGTGGATCACGTTATCTCAGGTTCGCTCTGTTTAATGTCACGAAGCACGTGTGCAATTATGATCCCGGATTTGCCGCATATCTAGCTAAAAAGCGAGCCGAAGGCAAACACTATAATGTAGCTATATCGCATGCAGCAAAGCGTCTCGTAAGAATGCTGTACGCCATGGAAACGAACGGCACTCTATACGAAGCAGCATAAGCACAACAATCCTTCATAAATTTTTCAGGCATCCTCCGGATGTCTATTTGTCGTGCAAGAAATAGATAATTAAATAATTTCCTCAAAAATCAGCGAAAATCTACATTTCAGGGGTTGACATTCTATAGTTAGACTCTAAAGGCTCATGATAGCAAGTCATTTCTGTACAATAAAGCATATCTTTTATTGCTCTCCTGTAAGGATAAATCTTATATATTCCTTACTATGTTCTTCAAGAAAGATTACCAATTCGTAGTAGCCAAGCTCGTTAGCAAGATATTGAACCATATTAGTATCAAACATATTGGTGCGGCCGCTGTCACGAATAGAAAGTATCTGCTTTTTAATCGTTTCAGTCATTGTCACCGTCCCCAATCTTTACCGCTAGGTCTTCACCGTAAACAACATTAAGACCGCTGCCATTGTCCCAATCCACCATCAATGAAGCGGTATCATCCACCCCAGTAACAGTCCCAAGCGTTCCAAGAGGCGGTGCTTGGCAGTCATCCATTCTCACCAGTTCTACCCTTGTTCCTGCAGGGTATTCTCTGCGTACTTTCTCAACAATTTCTTTATTCGGAAATCTCATCGCTATTCATCTCCTTTTTCGCACCGCTCTTAAAGGCACTGCTGCCGTTAAGGTTCTTCAGCAGAATTTTACGGTCAGTTTTATAAATTTCTCCTATAAACCCCAATCGAAGAAGGAAACAGCGGAAAGCATATTTTTCATTGGGGACTTCCTTTTCCGTGCTGGAGATGCGTTTATGTTCTCGGCTCATTTTGCAGAGGGCAGAAATGAAATCCGTGTAAGCTTTGACGGTATCAGCAGCCAAGCCGTCTGAAAACCAAGGGAAGGAAATCTTATCTGCATCAATAATGATGGGAAGTTCGCTGATGCCCAGTGCCTTTTTGATAAGGCTGCTCTTGGATTCCAGAAGATTGGTAAGGTTGCCTGCAAGCACCGCATCCAATGGCATTGCCACTGTCAACCCCGCAGTTTCGTTTTTAAGTTTTTTTCCCGTAGTCCCGTATGCAGCCAATGGCTCTTTACTAGCGATTTCCGGCTGTGGTTCATCATATGCGGAACTCTTGCAGTGAAAGCCTTTTTGTTCAAGCTGTTCTAGCACCTGCTCGATTTCTTCGCTGTTTGCCATGTCGTTAAAGGTAAGATTTCCGTCTTTGGTTACTGTGAAATAGTCCACTGCATAAGCATAAGTTGGTGTTTTCTGATAAACCGCTTTGGCTCCAGTAATTTCTTCTAATGCCTTTACAAATGGTTTTCTGTCGGTGATGTTGTAAATAACTTTCATTTTGTAAGTACCTCCTTTTCTTCGGTACTACATATATCACTCTAAAAGGAATAAATAGCAAGCTAATTATGTAGAAACTTTTAAGTTATTTTCCATCGCCGCTGACCTCCAAATCCTCAAAGCGGATGGTCTTTCCATCACGGATGACCGATACAGTATCTGCAGAGCCGACCTGCTCAATATAACGCTTTACTATAACATCACAGTATTTTTCATCTAGCTCAATGGTATGACAGATTCTGCCTAACTGTTCGCAGGCTATCAAAGTGCTACCTCTGCCGCCAAACGGATCAAGAACGATGCAATTGCTCATACTGGAATTCTTAATCGGATAGGCAATAAGTGGAATCGGCTTCATGGTCGGATGGTCACCGTTTTTCTTCGGCTTATCAAACTCCCATATGGTAGTCTGCTTTCTGTCGGAGTACCATTGATGCTTGCCTTTCTTTTTCCAACCGTAAAGGCATGGCTCATGCTGCCACTGATATGGACTCCTACCAAGCACTAGTCTCTGTTTTTTCCAGATACAAGTTCCCGACAAGTAAAAGCCTGCTTCCGAGAATGCCTTTCTAAAATTTAAGCCTTCGGTATCTGCATGGAACACGTAAATGCTGCCATCTTCTGCCATTACCCTTTCCATGTTTGTAAAAGCATCTAACAGGAACTGGTAAAACTTATCATTCTCCATATTGTCGTTTTTAATCTTTCCTGCACCGCCTTCATAGTTGACGTTGTAAGGCGGATCCGTTACAACAAGATTAGCTTTCTTCCCATCCATAAGAGTTACATAGGTTTCCTCCTTGGTGCTGTCCCCACAGACTAGGCGATGCTTTCCAAGCAACCATACATCACCGTCTTTAGAAACCGGCGGCTTTTTAAGCTCCCCGTCCACATCAAAATCGTCCTCCTGCGTATCACCATCATCTCCTGCAAACAGTTCAGCTATGTCTTTTTCGTCAAATCCTGTTAAGGCAACATCAAAATCTGCACCTTGCAGGCTCTCTATCTCCACTCTGAGCAGTTCTTCATCCCATCCTGCATCCATGGCCATACGGTTGTCCGCCAAAATATAGGCTTTCTTTTGAGCCGGAGTAAGATAGTCCACAAATACGCAGGGTACTTCTTTTATGCCTTCCTCCTTGGCTGCTAAAATTCGTCCATGACCAGCTATCACGTTATGTTCCCGGTCGATAATGACAGGATTAATAAAGCCAAATTCCCTTAACGATGAACGTAGTTTCAGAATCTGTTGTGGATTATGCTTTCTAGCGTTGTTAACATAAGGTACTAATTTTTCTATAGTTACTAACTGCATTTCCGTTGTTGTTTTTTCCATTAAGCACTGTTCCTTCCAAAATCTTGCTAAGGACCTTTTCAGCACCCTTGATATTGTCAGCGAGAGCCTGTCCCTTTAAAGTTCTGACCTGCTGTTTAGTAAGCTTTGGTCTATAAAATTTCAGTTTATGTAAAAAAGCCGTAAGCTCCATCATCATTTTCTCCTTGCCCGCAAAAGCAGCTCCATGGTATCTGTCGTGCTATCCTCAAAAACCTCTGTGCAGTTTTGCTTAACAATGTCGTAAATTTCATACCAGATAAGATTGGCGCTTTTCTGATATTGTTGGGACATCTGTACAAAAGGCGAGGTCATTACCCCGCCAGTCGTTGGATGCTTCCCCAATAAGCCGTATGTACTTGTTGCATCTTCGCACTGAATATATCTTGCCATAGCCTGTGAATAGGTTTCTATAAGCCGTGGATTTACTAATCTTTCACAGTTGCGCTCTTTTAACCACAGCCAGGTTTCTTTATATATTGCATCAGCACCTAAGGGAACTCCATTTTTCTGCCTTGCCGATAAATAGTCGCTGGGTTTTGGCATATCCGCACCCTCTAAAACCGCGCCTTCCGGTAAATCCACTGCCTCTAATTCCGCTGTTTTAAGTACCGGAATATCATTGGCCAGAACCTTTACCATTTTCCCGTTTTGTATTTTCTCGGCAGCCCCTGCCGGCTTATCACCTGCTCTGACTCTTCTGCCGCCACGGTTTGTACCGTCCCTTGCCATTATTCACACTCCTCAATCTATATCTTAGGGTTAATCCCCTGTTTGAACTGCTCTTTTTGTGCGTGAAGCCCCCCGCCCGTGCCTGTTTTTAGGGGTTTTAGAGATTTTACCTCCCCCTAGGCCCTATAAACACTAGGTTTTCAAAACTCTTTAGGCTTACTCGCCCATCTTGAGCCGTTTTTCGCATGAATCCTTGCATGGCACTCTTTACATAAAGCAATAAGATTTCTTCTGTCATGGGTACCACCTTCAGCTAATGGCAGCTTGTGATGTATCTCTGCCGTTGCCACATACCTTCCAACAGCCATGCACTGCTCGCACAAGGGATGCTCGGCAGCATAGCTGTCACGGATACGTTTCCACGCTCTGCCGTACCTGCGTTTGGTGGCCGGGTTTCTATCGTACCTTTCGTAGCGTTTGTTTTCTTTTTTTTCATGCTCTTCACAAAAGCGTCCATCAGTCAAATTAGGACATCCTGGAAAAGAACATGGTCTTTTAGGCTTTCTAGGCATTGCTTTCTCCTTAAATTTAGGCATAAGAAAAGCCCTGTTGGTCGGTGTGACCAACAAGGCTTGATACAGTTATGCCCATCTATATTTTTTGCTTTTCGCTATTATAATAATATCAGAAGATGATGGTGTCTTTCTATGTCATTTTATGTCCAATTTGCAGGAATCCGGGATTTGCACTTCTTCCAGTGCTTTCCCGTGAAGTTTATGAATATAACGCAGTTCGTATCCCATATCAACAGCAATCTGCTCCCAGGTGATGAAGCACAGATATCGTTTCTCCAGCAGGGTCTGATATTCCACATTGGGAACTGCTTTTATAACACCCATGATTTCATGCTTCAAGTCAACCAGTGCATTGATATCCTGATTTAGTTCTTCCTGCAAAAAAACAATCTTGACAACGGCATCTGCCATTTTATTGCCTCCCTGATTGGGGTTTTTCGGCATATCACTGATTACGGAAGAACAGCTGGTGGCTAAGTCATTTAAAGACTCTATCTGCTGTATTTTAGAATGAATGCGTTCATCCAAATATCTTGCCTGCAGCAAGTATTCTTTTCCTGTCATATCCTTACCTCCGAAATTTTTATTCCACTCGGATTGGCTTGGATTTACTCTGATTGACTCGGAGATGCAAAGGCATCCTCATTTTATTTTCGTAGTCTGCTGTTGTAACAATACCTCACAATCAAAACATCATCTTTTCAGATTCGCCTTGACCGCATCGATAAGTGCCGACTGTGTGCTGTCTTTTTTCTGCAGTGCCTTCAATATTCGCTCGTCAATGGTACCATTCGTCACAATATGCTGCACGATTACGGTTTCTGCCGTTTGTCCCTGCCTCCAGAGTCTTGCTATTGTCTGCTGGTATACCTCCAAGGACCATGTCAGACCATACCACACAATCGTGGAACCACCGCTTTGCAGATTCAAGCCGTGACCTGCAGATGCCGGATGAATCAGTGCCACGGGGAGTTCTCCGCTGTTCCATTTGCGGATGCTGTCCTCGGTATCCAGTTTGGCAAAGGAAACCTTCAGCTTTGTGAGCCGTTCTGCGATTCTTTCATAATCATGGCGATACCAATATGCCACCAAAAGTGGCCTGCCGTTCATGCTCTCCAAAATATCCTCCAGGGCATCCAGCTTACGGTCATGAATCCTTACTACCTTCTGGTCATCGGTATAAATGGCACCGTTAGCAATCTGTGTCAGCTTCCCGGAAAGGGCTGCCGCATTAGCTGCCGTTATCTCTCCGTCTGGCATCTGCAGTACAAGCTGCTGGCACATCTCATCATATTTTTTCTGCTCACTGTCTGACAGATACACCGTGTGGTTGGTGCTGATCAGTTCCGGCATCTTCAGATGGTCTGTAGCTTTCATGGAAATGGTGATGTCGGAGATTTTTTCGTATATCTGCTCCTCCGCACCCGGCAGCGGCTTATACGAATACACCACCATACCGTTCATCTTGTCCGGTCGAAAATATGCCGCACGGTACTGCCCAATAAATCTTCCAAGTCTTGCACCCATATCCAGCAGCTTAAATTCTGCAAATAAATCCATCAGACCATTGCTGCTTGGAGTGCCTGTCAGACCCACCACTCTTTTTACAGTCGGCCGTGCCTTCATCAGTGCCTTGAACCGTTTAGCCTGGTGGTTCTTGAAGGAGGACAGCTCATCGATTACCACCATATCGAAATTAAATGGAACACCGCTTTTTTCAATCAGCCACTGTACATTCTCCCGGTTGATGATATAAATATCCGCCTGTGTGTTCAGTGCCGTCAGCCTTTCTGTTTCCGTACCTACTGCCACGGAATATTTTAGAAGTTTCAAATGCTCCCATTTTTCGATTTCGGCACTCCATGTTACAGAAGCTACTCTAAGGGGTGCAACTATCAGCACCTTAGAAATTTCAAAACTGTCAAATAATAAATCATTGATTGCCGTGAGTGATATGGATGTTTTTCCAAGACCCATCGACAGTAAAACAGCGGCGATTGGATGGGACTCAATATATCCGATTGCATATTTCTGGTATTCATGTGGCTCGTATTTCATCAAGAATCCCTCCAATCTGTTCTTCATCATCCAGCACATACACCTTAAAGCCTAACCTTCGAAGCAACCGGTGCCTTGCAAGCTGCAGGGGACGGGGTATTTCTCCCGGTGCTTTGACTTCCACAAAGGCAAACCTGCCATCGGGAAAAAGTACAATGCGGTCTGGCATACCGTCAAAGCCGGGTGATACAAACTTAGGAGATAACCCTCCATGCTTTTTTACTGCCGCTGCAAGTTTTTGTTCAATCGTTTTTTCTCGCATCTCACATACTCCTCCCAGCACTCATCAAAAGTTGCAAGGCACTCCATGCAGGCATTCTTCCGCAGCAAATAACTGCGAATCAGCTGATACCATCCATCAAATTTACAGGAACGGTTTCTCGGAAAAGTCTCCTTCTCATGGCGCATATCCTGTGCCAGATCTCCTGCTGGTGAATCCTCGTTAAGATAGTTCCGTGTCATATAGGTATAAAATGTCATAGTCTAAATTCCTCCTGGTTTTTATTTCTGTCCTTTTTGTCACGCTGTCCTCTATGGGGTAAGAATGAAAATAATAAAATAAAATAGATTAAAATATGTATCTATGTGTATCTGTTACTATAAGGACAAATACACGCATACATACGCTTACGCATAGGGACAGAAAGGACAAAAAGGACAAATTGTGTTTACTGCTCATAAATATATGGGTTTACGAGGTACGTCTGTGCCGGAGGTCTGCCTTTGCCGGAATAACTCTCCTCATCCTTTGCCGCAATGTAACCGTAATCCGTCAGTCTGGTCAGCACCTGCTGCACATCTTCCGCTTTTTTGAAATTACGGCAGAGCCTCATAATATCTCTGCGTGTAAATTCCGTCAGGCCATTCTCCTTCACTACAGAAATGACCTTTTTGCTTTGGCCGATAACAGGGTCTGCGCCCATCAGCATGAATGCCGCCTTAGCGTGTTCGATGAAATTTTCTCCGATTTTGATGGCATTGCTCATAGTCTGTCCGTCTACTACAAGCGGCTCCGGGACATCCAAAAAGTCATGGCTCCTGCGTATGGATGCCCTGCACAGCAGTGCCGCAATGCGCTGAATGTTTCCCACCAGCTTTCCTGCCCAATCCACGATGTCCGCATAGCCCCTGTTCAGTTCCGGCTCCAGTCTTTCGGCAAACATTTCTATCATGGCATCCGCTTCATCCGACAGCGTGATGATCTCCGCTTCTTTTCCGCATTCGTCTTCCAGCAGATTTCGGATGCACAATTCATATTCACGGTAAATCTCCTCTGGGACAGGCTCGGAACGGTACCTTCTTTTTCCGACAAACGATGCCGGAATGCAGTAAAGGAAACGTGCGGTCAGTCCCCGCCCTCGGAATGTGCCGTTCTGCATCAGCCCCGAAAGGACACTCGGCTGCACCATAAGCAATACGGTCAATGCCGGATTCATGATGCTCTCACTGTTTCTCCCAATGCGGTCAACACGAATGCTGTCTCCGGAATACCCCTTCAGCATCACATCAATATTGACCGTCTTGGAATAAGCTCCGGCTAAGGTGTCGAATATGCCGCCCTCGGTGGAAAGAATCGCCGCCCGCCCATCATTTCCGGCAAGCACCGACGTCAGCTTTTCGGTTGTAATATCATCAACATACAGTTTCATCGGCTTCATTTCTTTGTACCCTGCAATCTCCTCCGCGATTCTCCTGACTTCTTCCGCGTCCGCTTTGCCCTTGGATGCCTGGTCCTCAAGTACCTTCTGCCTGCGTTCCAGAATCCTTTTCTGCATTTTGCTGGACTCAATTGCCGCCGCATTTTGTGTATTGCGTTCCGCTTCAAATAGATTCAATGGGCGAACCATCGCATTTTCCACGGCAGACTTACGCTCGGAAGGATTCATGACATCCAGCACAAAGGTGTTCACAGGCTCTATCCAGTCAGCCTTTGCCTGGATTTTAAATTTTCCCTGCATACAGACTGACAAAACTGCAATTGCAGATGTGGCCGCCATGTCCACAGGGGTCTGTGTGCTTTCAGAAAGAGCCGCCGCATAATCTCCAATCGCCTTTGGCAGAGTTTCTACCGGAAATGACGGCAGGTTGAATTCATCAAAGGGGATAGGTGTTTCCCATTCCGGCTTTTTGTTGTATTCCTCCGGCGGAACATACCCTTCCTGCTTTTCCAACTTTTTACCGAATCCCACAGCACTGTTCCAGATTGTGTCCAGTTCGCTTTGCGGCAAAGGTGGTGTGCATCGCTCCGACCTTTCCATAAAAATACGGTGGGCTTCTTCCGTGCATCCGTAACGCTTGACGATCTTTCCGGCAAAAAGGCTCATCTCTTTATTGCGGGAACCCTCTGTGATATTTTCCATGCTGCGGTCAAACTCAGCAAAATCCAGCTCGTCCAGGAACTCATCAATGGTTCTGCTGCCCTCATGCCAGATAATGTTTTCTGCCGGACAGCCGAATATAAATCTTGCGGCATCCATTGCACCATCATCAAAAAAAGGTGCGGCAGCATAAATCCTCTTTTTCAGTTCGGCGCACTCATCAGCTGTGGTGGTTTTCTTATGTGGAAAATACACATGGTGTCTTGGCCTTGCTGATTTATTTCCCTTGACCTTCCCATCATGGCGGCTTGGAACAATGGCAAAGGATACATCCGGGAAAAGCTTCTGATACATTTCTGGGTGAACCCATTCCTTGGGATTTTCTGTTTTGTCATTATCGCAGTCCATCACATCTGCATCACCGCAAATGTAGTCAAGTACAGAACGGTGTGAATTCCTATATTCCGCACTTACGTGGTCACGGCAAATTGCCACCTTAAAATCTTCCTCATTGTCAATCTCAGCTTTATTAGGATAAACGGCATTCTTTTCATTTCCTGTACAGTTTGCTGTGTATAAAGTAAACTTCATCTTGCCGCCTCCTTTAAATCACTGTTGAAATATCGTAGTTTGTAATTTTTTCTTTTGGCTCTCCTGATCTCCGCATCCATTCCGGCAGATATGCTTTCTCCAAACACCCATACCTCGGCACAATGGCTCATCAGCACATTTCCAAAATGCAGTCCCAGCTCTCGTTCCTTTAAGTCCTTATCGTTAAGGAACTGCGGAAACAACAAATGCGGAGCAATGGGGATATAACCCTGCTCCACAGCGAAACGGCTGTACTTTCGTGCATTTGCAATGTTCCCGGCAATGTCTCCCGAAAACGGGGAGCATACATACACGATTGGTCTGTAGCTCCGAGCCGCTTTCGTTTCCTTGTCGATAGAGGATAAGGCCTTATAGGTGGTCGGATCAGGATAGCCCTCGCTGTTATACCAGCTCACACCCACAAGACTTTCCTCCCATCATTTTTCTGCTGCAGCTGTCGCAAAGCACCGATGTGCCAAACAAGTCACCGTCACCATCGGCAAACACCTCTGCTAGGTCAACCTGTACCTCAGACCCGCAGGACGGGCAGCGGCAGAACACATTCTCATCGTTAATTTCGATGGATACCTCCATCGCATCATTCAGCTGTTCTTTAACATAAAACATCTTATTTTCCCTCCTCTTGAGCCTCACCATTGGTCAACATCTTATTCACTGACATAAAAGACATCAAAAATTCAGGTCTAAATAAGCCATATTCCTCAGACTCAAACCATATTTTCCCATCGACATCTCTTACAACAATCAAATTTGCTTGCGAAATTGCATCAAAAAATTCTTTTATTTCATCAAATTTAGGGAATAAAAAATCAAACACTTTTGAATAGTCAACCTCTATAGAATCTTGAACTATATTTCTATCACCAATTTTTTCTGCAACTTCTTTTGCAATTAGTACAGCCTGTTCAAAGGGTATTAAAAACCACTCACTAACAATTTGATGTGTATGAAGTCTATGATGGATTTCTGTTTCAACTTTATACCCATTTTGAAATGGTCCCAGTATCTCTGTACGAATAATTTCAAATCCTCCAATCCGTTGAATATCAGCAATTCGCTGGTTAGGATTAATTGAAGTCCCTACTTTGACTTCATTTGCCTTTCTTTCAATGATGTACACCCATTGCCTTGGTTCTTTCATAAAAATACCGCCTCTCATAAAAGTAGGGCTTTGCCCTCTAATAGTGAAAGGACAAAACCCTGCATTTTAAGAACCATATTTTTAATCTTTTTGATAAAAGCTGCATTCGTATCCATCGGCTCGGAGGAGCAGTCCTGGAATCCAAGGCGGCGTCCTGCCCATCTGCTCACATACCTCATCAATGGATACACCCTCGCTGCACTCAATAATTAGTTCATCATGGATATGCCCACAGATAAAGCAGTGTGACAATGTCCGCATGGCATAAGCCAGAATATCCCGGCTGACTGCCTGAACGATATTCTCCACGAATTTTGTGCCATAGCTTTCTATCCGTTCCCACTTCTTTGTGCCGCCCACACCTTCATAGGTCACAGCCTCGCCGCCGAAACGGTTCTCTCCCATGCGCGGTTTTACATAGGCAAGCCGTCTGCCGCTCGGCAGCTGAATGAACAGCATACCGCTCTGGTAAATAAAACGGATGCCGTGTGTTTCTGTCGATACTCTATTCTTGACCGTGTACTTAACGCATCTGTCAACATCCCACCAGAACCGCACGATATTGGGATTTGCGGCTCTCCAGAAATCCACCAACGGCTGCAGTTCTTCCTCAGCAAGCCCCATCTCCAAGGCTCCCATAGCCTTTAAAGCACCTACTGACCCGCCATAGCCACAGGCAAGCTCGGCTTGTTTGCCTTTCTGACGGAGGTGACCGTTTACCCCATGCTTTTCCACAGGCACTCCAAACATGGCTGAAGCGGATGCACAGTAAATGTCACCGTTATTAGCAAAAACCTCCATACGCCACTGCTCTCCTGCAAGAAAAGATAGTACTCTGGCTTCGATTGCAGAGAAGTCCGCCACCACAAATTTATATCCGGTTCTCGGCACGAATGCCGTGCGAATCAGCTGTGATAAGGTATCGGGGATATCATCATATAAAAGCTCCATCGCATCATAATTGCCGGACTCCACCAATCCTCGTGCCTGTTCCAAATCCAGCATATGGTTTTGAGGGAGGTTTTGCAGCTGTATCATTCTGCCTGCCCATCGGCCACTGCGATTAGCACCATAAAATCTAAACATCCCTCTGGCTCTACTGTCCACACACACTGCATTCTGCATTGCCTGATACTTTTTCACGGAGGACTTGGATAACTGCTGCCTTAAAACCAGCACTTCCGCCAGTTCCGCAGGTGCTGTTTTGACTGCCTGTGCCACAGCCTTCTTGCCAAGGCTCTCCATCTCCAAGCCGTTATCTGCAAGCCATTGCTTCATCTGCATTACGGAATTGGGATTGTCGAGATTTGTCAGTTCCTGCATTTTCTCCGCCAGCTCCGTCTTGGACTTTTCATCAAAAGCAATGGCATTCTCCACCACAGCCATATCAAGAGCAATCCCTCGGTCATTGATTTCCTGGTCGAGATGGTATTCCTCCCACACGAAATCCGGTACAGGATATTTCTTCATCTTTTCCTGTATGGACATCTCCACTTCCACATCACGCTTGTTATAGAATTTGAAGAGCGTCCATTTTTCCGTATCATGTTCCGGCAGATTGCGTGTCCTGCCACCGTTCACTTTGGTCGGCTTGCAGGGTACACAAAAATACCGGATGAGGTCTTTGCCTTCCTTCAGCTTCTGTTCTTCCAATCCCAGCACCGTGCCGGCTCCTGCAAGGGATAACGGCAGACCCATGTAAGCCGCCCATATCATGGAGCATTTCCACGCAGACGGGTCAAGGTAATCGACCACCGTATCCTCGTTGATGCTGTAGCTGTAAAAATAAGCCGGGTAGTTCTTTTGCAGCCACACTGACAGACAGATTCTCTCGAACGAACTGTTGAAACTCCATTTTGTTACGGCATCATCGGTCAGTGCTTCTATAATCCCCTGTGGAATTTTCTCTCCACGAGCAATGTCAACCACCTGCACTTCTCCACCATCAACTGCATAGCCAAACAGCAGAATTTCAAAATTAGAACTTTCAGCATAACGATACACACCACATTTTTGTAAATTTACATCAGAATATGTTTCTAAATCTATGCTAATCTCTTGCAC